CGTGGAAGGCCGTCATTATTTCGATGCATTCGTACTGGGTAACAAAAACAAAGCTATTTATGTTCACAAAATAGCCGCATAATTGGAGGGGATTATTAAATGGCGGTAAAAGTTATTAACGAAAACGAAGACATTTATGATGTCGAAAAAGGTGCGCAGCTCGATGCGTTTTTGGCGAGCGGATTTAGGCTATTGGACGCTAAAGCAGGTATTGAAGATGAATGGGATGGAGTTGAGGATACATCATCTCAGTCGCAAAACCCAAGGTCAGGGCGTCCGAGAAGGTAGGCGAATAAATGCCGTATGCAGATTTAGAGTTTTATAAACAAGATTTTTTAATTGGCAGAAAATCAGCGATACCTGATGATGATTTTTTGTTTTATTCAAGCAAAGCAACAACTACCATTGATGAATTAACTTTTAATCGGTTATTGCAAAATGAATATAACGAAGGAATAATGAAAAAAGTTAAATTATGTTGTTGTGAATTGGCAGAGCATCACTATTTATATGAAGGCACAGAGGGCAAAACCCAAGAAAACATTTCTGGTTATTCTGCAACATACGCCAAGGGCATTGAATACCAAATAGCGCAAAGATATTTAACAATGACAGGATTGCTATACAGGGGAGGGAATTATTAAGTGTTGCCGAGATATTATGCAAAAGATACAATAACAATATACACTTATTTTTCCTTCCCCGATAGTGAAAGTTTTACGTTTAAAAGATTCGTTTTAAGAGATTGTGTGTGGGAACAAAAAGATAATGTCCTATTAAAACACGAAGGGACTTTAAATGTTGAAAATCTGACTATTAAAATATCATATCGCGATTGCTTAAATTATCGAGATAAATTCGATGTTTTAAAATTAGCAGAAGAAGCAAAAGGTTCTTACATTATTAAGGGAGAATGTGACCACGAATTTCCCGATAGCGCAATCGATCCGGATGAATTCATTGCTGATTATTTAATTCCGTTTGAAAACGAATTTAAACCGGCAAGGCCAAAACAAATAATACCACGCTTTTATGGCGCTAGGCCACTATGGCATGTTGAGGTTAAATGCTGATGGTTGTTGTAAGCAGCGGAAATACTTTATTTGTTTTAGAATGGTCAAGCGATTTTAAAAACAAATACAAAAGCATTTTAGGCAAAGGCGGTACATTACAACAATTTATTGATAGTACGATATTAAAACAAATTGAGCCTTATATCCCAATGATGATAGGCACGGCAACCAAAAGCGGAATCATGCATACAAAAATAGGTGATGGATTATTAATATGGCGCACACCGTATATTAGGGTTATTTATTATGGAAAAGTAATGGTTGATCCAAAATATCAAAAAGGCGCTTTTTTTGATCCAAGAACAGGCAGGTTTTGGTCTAGGCCGGGAATAAAGAAAATCGTAAGCGCAAGGGATATAAAGTTTAAAAAATCACGACATCCAAAAGCAGGTTCTTATTGGCCGAAAAGATATCTGGCAGACAACCAAACAAGGCTTGAAAAAGCAGTTAACGACAAAGCGGGTGAATTATGGCGGTAGTACAATATCAAGTTAAAAGGGTTATAGGCGATATAATTTCTTTTGTTAAAACATGTCCATTTCTTGATGAATTCGGAATAGATATGTCAAAGATAAGCGCACAACGTTTTATCTCTTCTGCGCCGCAAGGAACCGCTTTGGATTATGTCGGCAGCAATGTCCCAGAAGATAGGCCAGATATTTTAGGCGGCAGATTTATAGTTAGACAGGCAAATTTTAATTTATGGTTTAAAGCAAAAAGCGGGCACAATATGCTTAGAGAAGATATTGCTGATTTTATCTTTAATTTTGAATTATGGGTTGAATTTTGCCAGCATTACAATTTAGTCCCAAAGATAGGCGATACCCCAATATTTGAGGTTATGTGGGCAGATAATGGGATGTATTTTTCTGACTGGGATGGAAAAGAAACATCATTATACCAAATACAATTGCACATTATTTTTCAAAAAGAATATATTCCAGAGGGGGAATTATAAATGTCTGCACCGGCGTTCAATCTGACAGCAGAAGCACAAAGGAAAATGATGGTGTGCTATGTTGATGTTAGCGAGGGCGGCACAACTCCCGAGTGGGAGGCGCAAGGCTACAAAACCGAAGATCAATCAATATCGTTCAACCCAGACAAATCAACAATAACCGATATCCTAGGGGACACATATACGGACGTAAATAAACTCGAATGGAACGCAACCTTTGAGCCAAATACGCTCAGGGCTGGAACAAAACTAAATCCAATACTGCTTGAATATGCGAGGCGCGACTTGTTGCCACAAATGAGCCAATTCAGAGTTTTATTGGTTTATGGTTTCATTGGCAATCCCGGGGATTACGAAGCTGATATGTGGGATGGATGCACAATTACACCAACAGAGTTGGGCGGCAGTTCTCGGGTTGGAATGCCATTCGAAATTGATTTTGGTGGCACCAAGCAACTTGGAACAGTCAATGCTATCAGGAGCAACAATATAGTATTTACTCCTGAAAATAATTAATAGGAGGATATATGGAGCACACTTTGTTTTTCGAAGACGGAAGTCAAACAGTATGGTTGAATGACGAACACACGAGGTTTTTTAAGTGGTTTCCAAATGATTTGAATTTTGTTGATAAACTCATAAGGTTTGAAGCAAAAACAAACGAGCTAATCGAAAAGTATAGAGATTTAAAAGGCATAGGGGAATCACTTGAAGATTATAAAGTTGGAACAATCGAAAGCATAGCAGAAGAGTTTAATAAAGAATTTGAAACAGTTTTCAACAAAGGTTCAGCAGAGCATGTATTTCAAGGTGTAAATCCATTTTCTCCTGTAGCAGGCGGCAAATTATTGTTCGAGAGTTTTATGGAGGCAGCAACACCATTAATAGAGAAATCTTTTGAAGGTTTCGAAGAGTCGCGCCAGAAATACGTTGATTCTTTGGCATCGAGAAAAGTAAGAAGGGCAAAATAAATGGCAATCGGCGATTTGCCTATGACGCTGAGGGTTGACGGCAAAGACTATGAAATAAATTCAGATTATCGCGATATACTGGATATATTTGAAATGTTGTCTTTGCCGTCACTGAGTAATACCGCAAAAGTATTAAATATGATTGATGGCATATTTTATCCCAACAATCCAAAAAACAAAAAAGAAGCGCAAGAAAAAGCAGTATGGTTTATGGATATTGGGGGTGCTTGTGGCTTACAGGAAAAACAAGGCAGCAATAAAAAAACAATTGATTATAAGCAAGACGAGCAAATATTATTTTCAGCCGTAAATGCGGTGGTTGGATATGATGTGCGTAGTCTGGATTATATGCATTGGTGGACATTTTATGGCATATGTCAAAGCATAAGCCCTGAAAGTTTAATGGCGCATATAACAAATATTCGCCACAAGAAAAATAAAGGAATTAAGCTGGAAAAATATGAAGAGCGCTTTTATAGTGACAATAGGCATTTAATAGATTTTAAAATTGACGAAGAAGAATATAACCATGTTATGAAGTTTTTAAGAGGGGAGTAAAATCCCATGAATGATGCAGAAATTAGATTTAGCACAGCAATAGATGATTCTGGTTTTGAGTCTGGCATAGAGAGCGTAAATGACACATTTAAAACAATGAGTGATGCGGTAGCAAATGTGGCAAAAGCATTACAGGGTGTTTTTGGCGGTGCAGCGCAAAAACAGGCACAAGAATTGACAGATAAATTGCGGGATTTGAAAAAACAATATGATGAAATTCTATCCGGTAAAAAGCGTCCAGAATCATTGCTAGAGATGGAAGAAGCCCTGGCAAGCAACGAAAATCTAGCCCTTGATTTAGTTGAAAAAATTGAATCATTAAATAACGAGTTAAATCAAACAACAGATTTGTTGCCAGAAGTTCAATTACAAAAACAAACAGAGCTCGATGTGTTTAACGCTCAATTAAGAAACGTAAATCAAGAGGTTGCGACGATCTCGGAGAAAATAGATGCGATATTTCTTGATCCAAGCACAAGCGCGGAAGCAGAGCAATTAGCCCTTGAAATGCGCAAGGTTGAAACGGCGTTAATCGAAACATCTAGCGCAGCAGAAAAAGCGGCAAGCGAAGTAAACACCATGGTTGAGCCGGTACAGCAAGTAAGCGAAATGGCAGGGCAGCAAGCAGATAAATTCGATGAGTTATTTAATATCATTGAAGGTCGAGGCAAGGCATCAGCGGAAGCGGTACAAGAAATTAATGATGAAATTGTTGATTTAAATGAAAACACCGCACAAGTAGATCAAACCATGGAAGCGATAGATATTCCGCCTGCATTAACACAAGAAATAGATAGATTAGTTTTTGTCTTAGGCTTATTCTTGCAAACATTAACGCGAATAAATTATGCTTCAAACCAAGCATTTAGCTCTATCCCAGTACAGCAATTTAGTACGACAATAAACAATATTTCTCCACAACCAGTTCAAAGGTTAAATAAAGAAATAAAAGAAACCCCAAAGCATGTTAAAAAGAGCACGAGCGCCCTTGACGGAATGTTAAAAAAGATATATAATATGGTTAAAGCCATTTTTATTTTTAATGTTTTAAGGGCAGCTTTAAAAGGTTTAAAAGATTATATTACCGGATTGTTGAGTACAAATCAAGAGTATGTCCGCTCTATGAATCAATTAAAGGCTGCATCCGCTACAGCCTTCCAACCCATAATTGAAATAGTGATACCTATAATAACAAAACTAGTTTCAGCGCTTGCGGTGGCCATGACTTACATTGCTGCATTTATCAATATGTTATTTGGGAAAACCGTTAAGCAATCACAAGAGGCAGCGGTAGCAATGAATAAGCAATCTGAGGCAATAAAAGGCGCTGGTGGCGCTGCCAAAGATGCAAGCAAACAATTAGCAAAATTCGATGATATAAACCAACAAACAGCAGATACAGCGGGGGCAATGGGCGGTGCCGGTGGAGGCGAAATGGCGTTATCCGATATTATAGCTACCGAGCTCCCAGAAATAGATACTTCGCC